TATTTGAACAAACAATACCTATTAGTGAATATCCAATAGTTCCTATTCCTTATATGTACACAGGAACACCTTATGCTATGAGTGCTGTAACTCCATTAATAGGTAAACAACAAGAAATAAATAAAGCACATCAAATAATGTTACATAATGCAAACCTTTCTTCTAATCTTAGATGGATGTATGAAGAAGGATCTGTACCTGAAGATGAATGGGAAAAGTATTCTTCAGCGCCAGGCGCATTACTAAAATACAGACAAGGATTTTCCCCTCCCACACCAATACAACCAGCACCTATTAATAATGCTTTTTTTACAGTTGTGCAACAAGGCAAAACAGATGCAGAGTACATTAGTGGTGTACCTTCTGCAATGATGGGATTTTCTCAAGATCAAGCAGAAACATATAGAGGGTTACTTGCAAATGATGAATTTGGAACAAGAAGACTAAAAGCATGGATGAATAGTATTGCTGAACCAGCTTTAGAACATATAGGTCGTGTGTTTAAAATGATGGCTCAAAAACATTATACAATAGAAAAAGTATTTAGGATTGTTCAACCTGAAGGCGGAGATCAAAAAGAAAAAGAAGTAAGAATTAATGTAAATCTATACAATGATTATGGAAAAGCAATAGGTAAATATAAAGATTATGCAACTGCAAGATTTGATGTAAGGATTATTGCTGGTGCAACTTTACCATTAAATAGATGGGCATTACTAGAAGAATACTTTAGATGGTATCAATCTGGATTAATTGATGATATTGCTATGTTATCAGAAACAGATATACGAAATAAAGAAAAGATTATTGAAAGAAAATCTATGCTTTCACAGGCACAAGGACAATTACAATCTGTACAAGAATTAGTAAAAGAAAGAGATGGTACAATAGAAACACTACAACGTCAATTAGTACAAGCAGGTATTAAGATGAAAGTAGGAGATGCTAACAACGAAATACGAAAAGATGTTCTCCAAACTGAAGCACAACAAAAACTTCTTAGAGGAATGTTAAAAGTTGAGTTTCAGAAAATGAGAGATCAAATGCAGTCTGATATGAAATCAACGAGAGAAGATGTGCGTGATAACGAGCAATCTTAGCACTTGCATTTTAGATTTTATAACTGCTAAATTAAAACAACCTTAAAATAGGAGAAAGTATGTCAGAACAAGTAGGTAACGCCAATAAGGCCCCCGAAAGTAAAAGCGTACAAGATGCTGTCATGGGAATGTCGTCTAATGATTTCTTTGAATCTTTAGATAATCAAGTCAATGGTGGCATATTAGAACCTTCACAACCAACCTCGGAACAAAGCGGTAACACGCAGACGAGCCCTAATGTAGAAGTTCAGAATGAAGTACCAGATAATAATTTGGATACTTTACAAAAAAGGTATAGTGATTCTAGTAGAGAAGCAAAAAGACTTAATTCTAAGTTAAAAGAATTAGAACCTTATATGCCTATACTAGATGCTATGCGAGAAGACCCTAATTTAATTTCTCATGTTAGAAATTACTTTGAGGGTGGAGGCCAGACCCCTGAAACATTGAATCAACAATTAAATCTAGATGAAGATTTTGTTTTCGATGCTGAAGAGGCTTTCGGCAAACCCGATTCTGATTCTGCAAAAGTATTAGGAGCAACGATTGATGGAGTAGTCCAGCGTCGTCTTTCTAATGTCTTACAAAGTCAAAAGCAAGAAAATGCAAAAATGGCTAAAGAGGCTCAATTCAAAGAAAAGATGAATATGTCTGAGGATGAATGGAGGAATTTTACTGAATTTGCAAAGTCTAAGTCTTTAGAACTTGAAGACATATATTACTTAATGAATCGTAAAAATAGGGATGTGCAGATAGCTGATAACGCTAGACAAGAGATTCATAATAAGATGAGAGAAGTTCAACAACAACCTGCTACACTTGCAACGCAAGGAAGCACACCAGTTGAAAAGTCATCTGATGATAGGGTTTTTGATACAATTTTAGGTTCTGGTAGTGAAATAGAAAAGGCTTTCAGTATCTAAAATAATATACTGTCAGCCGTAAACCAAAAGTGAGGCAATTATGGCTGATGTTTTCGGAATGGAAACATATGGAGCGTCTCCAGACGCTGGACACAGTGGAACATCTGTACCCGGCACAGGAGATCTCAGGCGGCGATATAACTTTGGGGATAGGATTTCTGAACTATCAATAGCGCAAGACCCTTTCTTCCGATTTGTATCACAAGTCGCAAAAAAACCTACGGATGATCCTCAGTTCAAATTTACTGAACAGAGACATTCGTATCACAAAAGATATGCATATGTTATGGGATTCGTTTCTAATGGATCTGATGAATTTGCAGATTCTGAATTAGATCAATCAAACGCAGGAGCGGCTGTATCAGCAGCTGGTCAATCAGTTGAACTTTACATGGCTTCAGACTATAAATCTGCTGGTAATATTACTAGTATTCATGGTCAATCAGCTACTAAAGTTGATGTTGGTGCAAGTGGAACAAGACCTACTTTTTTCCTACCTGGTCAAGTAGTTAAGATTCCAATAGCTTCAACAACTGATGGTGTTGCAGACGGTTATCATTTAATGAAAGTTGATAGTGTTACTGATGGTCTTACTAAAGATAGTAAAGAATGCGTAAAACTTTCTGGTAAGATTGTTAAGTTTGATAGTGCAGGTAATGAACTTGCTTCTTTCTTAACTAATAATTTTACGCCTGGTGCTACTGATGCGACTGCAGATAGAGACGCTGGTGGTGAATTAGTATACAATCAAAATATAGCAACTGGACTTGAACCAATTAGATCTTACGTTGTAGGAACTGCTCATTCTCAAGGATCTGGATACCCAGAATCTTGGAAAGATCAACCTTACTCAAGTGCTGTAGGATTAACTCAGATCTTTAAAACTGCAATGGCAATGGATAATACTACAAGAGCAACTGTTCTTAAGTATGAACCTAACGAATTTGCAAGAATTTGGAGAACAAAGTTAATCGAGCATAAGTATGACATTGAAACAGCTTTGTTATTTGGTTCTCAAGCAGAAGTAGATGGTGTTCAATATACAGAAGGTGCAATCAGTTTTGTTACTAATTATGGTAACATTTTTGATGGTTCTGGTATTGGTGGAACTGGTACAAAGTCTCAGGATGACTTTCTTGATGATATGTCTCAATTCTTAGATCCTCGTTATAACAATGCAAATGCTACATTATTTATGTGTTCAACTGATACTTACAATTGGATGCATAAACTAAGTGGATATTTTTCAGCTAATGTTCAGAAAGTTGCTGGTGTAAGTGACGGAGCTGGAAGAGCTGATTTCCAAATTGCAGGTCGTAAGGGTGTCTATGGATTAGATGTTACACAAGTTTACACTCCTTATGGTGTTATGAATCTTGTTCGTAATGTTCATCTTGATGGATCTCCAGTTAAAATACTTGCTATGAATATGGCTCAATGTGCATACCGACCATTGGTAGGTAATGGATTGAATCGTGATACTGCAGTATACGTTGGAGTTCAAACTCTTGAGAATAGTGGTGTTGACCGTAGGGTTGATTTAATTCAAACTGAAGCCGGTATGGAGTTTCGGATGCCCGAAGCACATGCTGTCTGGAAATAGGGGGTAAATAATGTTAAAAAATCCTTTATATGGTTTAAACTCATACGATAACTCTGCATTAATCCAAAGTCTTTCAGGGAAAACACCTTTATTGCTTTCCGCTGATACGACATTAGCTGTAGCTAATCATAGTTTGCAAGTAGGCAAATATATTGAAATAGCTGCTGATGCAAAGACTCTAACATTACCAGCGGTAGTTGTTGGAGCATCTTTCATTATAGTAAATACAGCTAATGATGGTGAATCTCTTTTAACAATATCTCCTAATGCTAGTGATAAGTTTTTAGTTGATATTGCTGGAGCAGCTGGAACAGACGATAAGGATATTATCCTTGCAAAAGCAACTCAAAAACAACATGACTTTGTTCATTTGATTGGATTGAGTGCTGACGGATGGTTAATTCATAACGTAGCTGGAGTTTGGTCAGACGAATCATAACTAAACAATATATGGGGGAGTTTCGGCTCCCCTGTATATAAAAGTAAAATATGGCAACAACAACAATAGCAAGTGAAATACAAGGAATAACTGGAGTTACTACAGCGGATGCTAATTTTATAGTATCTGCACAAAAATTTATAGTAGCGAATGTTCCAAAAAATTTATTATTATTTGCCCAAAATCAATCTTCTACATTCACTGGTGGATCTGGTGTAGCAGTAGATATAGATACAATTACAGAAGTTCAAAGAAATGGATATTCTTGTAAGCAAATTCCAATATCAGAATCTAAGTGGGCAGCAGATTCTAGTAGTTTAAAAAAAGCTACAAGTACACATCCTGTTTGGTGGAATGATAATGCAGTAATAAAGATACTACCTGAACCGGCAGGATCAGAAGATGGATATTATTACTTTATAGATCATACAAAAATAGATGATGATTCAGATTTAAGAAATGTAGTAATTAATTATGCTTGTTTTAAAGAATTTGCAAAATTAATGATGAGAGATGAATTGCAAGGTAAGTATGAACAATACTCTACATTTTTTAAAGATTCTACTTGTGATTTAACTTTAAATAGTACAACTGTAGCTCACGATGCAAATGCAAGTATTGTAGTGGGATTAGAAGTTTCTAATGATAATATCCCTGCGGGAACATATGTTCAAATAATAAATAGTAGTACATCTTTTGAATTATCTAATGCAGCTACTTCAGCAGCTACAAATACAACTTTAACATTTTCTACGGAAGGATTTGGTACAGAACATTGGATAGAAACAGAAGAAGATAGTGAAATGTTGATGGCAAGAATACAAACAATACAAGCACAAATAGGCGAAAGAACACATTTTGGTCAATTGTCTCAACAACATTATAATTTAGCATTAGCTGAAATAAAGTCTTATATAGAAAACAACCCTAAAACATTAGCAACAGCTATGGCAATGCAAGGAGCTAGATAGTGACAGTATTAGAATTAATGGAAAGAACAGGAATGAGAGAAGAAACTCTTGCAATAGCATACATAAAAGATGCAATACATCTTATCCAAAGTAATACAAAAGAAAAATTAGATGTAAATAAACAAGATATAATAGATGCACATGATTCAAATGATAATGTGTATATACTACCTAGAGATCTAATAGCAATAGAAAGTGTTAGTGTATTAGATACTAGCGATAGTAAATATAAAAAAATTAAAAGATTATCAAACCAACCACATTATATAGTTGAGGACACATCTCCATGAGTAGTTA